CTCTACCGAGACGCGATCGAGATGCCGACTCTTGGTTCGGTCTACCGAGTGTTGTCCGCCGAAGCGTATTCAAAGGAGGGACTCAACCCGCATTTCATTCTCTTCGACGAGCTACACGCTCAACCGAATCGAGAGCTCTTCGACGTTATGTCTCTAGCTATGGGAGCGCGCGGAAACTTGGCGACGCTCGTCGCTATAACGACGGCCGGCCAGAAAAGCGACTCGACCGGACGAGACTCGATCGCGTATTCGCTCTACAACTACGGGAAAGCCGTCTCTCGAGGAGAAGTGGAGGATCCGTCGTTCTTTATGGCTTGGTGGGAAGCTGAAGGAGACCACAGATCCGAGGAGACTTGGCAAGCGGCCAACCCGGGATACGGGGATCTCTCTGATCCCGCCGACTTCGTTTCCGCTGTCCGTAGAACTCCGGAGGCCGAGTTCCGGACGAAACGGTGCAACCAATGGGTCTCGTCTCAGCTTGCTTGGCTCCCGACCGGCTCGTGGGACGCTTGCGCGAAAGACTTCCAACCGGACCCGGACGACGAGATTGTTCTCGGGTTCGACGGATCCTTCTCCGGGGACGCCTCCGTCATTGTCGGTTGTGTTGTCCCGAAGGGCAAAGACGACCCGGCCCGCTTGTTTCTCGTCAAAGCTTGGGAGAAGGATCTCGAGAAGGACGGGGACGATTGGCGCGTCGACATTGCCGACGTCGAAGATACGCTCATTTCTTTCTGCGCGAGCTTTCCGAAAGTGCGGGAGATCGCGTGCGATCCGCACAGGTGGCAACGGTCTATGCAAGTTCTAGCGGATCAAGGACTCCCGATCGTCGAGTGGCCCTCGAGCTCTCCGGCGCGAATGGTTCCGGCGTGCGCGAAGTTCTACGACGCTGTCGTCGAAGGAAGACTTGAACACGACGGAGATCCGACTCTCGCGAGACACTTAGACAACGCGGTCGTGAAGAACGATCGGCTCGGTCCGAGGATTGTGAAAGAGAATCGCCAATCTCCTCGAAAGATCGACGCGGCCGTCGCCGCTGTGTTAGCCTACGATCGCGCCACAGTCGCTAGAATGGAAGAAGTAGTCCCGCAATTCTTTGTGTGAGGTGTTATGTCGACAACGATTCAACTCGTCGGAGCTTTGGCCGTCACGGTCGGCGTGGCTCTTCTCTCGGTCCCGGTTGGTATCATTGTAGGCGGGACTTTCTTGATCTTGATCGGCTTCGCGCTAGGACGATAAATGGTATTCAATAGGCTCTTCGAGGACCGCTCGATCTCTTACCAGACCGTATTCGAGTCCGGAGACGATCTTCAGTTCGGCAACTTGTCCGCGACCTACGTCACCGAGGACAACGTCTTCCAAGTGAACGCGGTCTTCTCGGCGATCTCTCTGATCGCGGACACGGTCTCAACTTTGCCGCTCGACGCTTTCACTCGTCGGAACGGGACTCGTCAAGTTCTCCGACCGAAGCCGGAGTGGGTCAACCAACCCGACGTCGATCTTCCCCGGGTCGCTTTCTACAACTCGCTGATCGTCTCGCTCTTGCTCGACGGTAACGCTTTCGTGAGAGTGTTCTCGAACGGGTCGGGACAAGTGACGAACTTGACGGTGTTGAGTCCGAAGAGTGTCAAGATTCAACGATCCGGAGTTGGTCGCCTCACGTTCCAAGTTGAAGGATCCCCGAGACCGCTCACGTCCGAAGAGATCGTCTTCATTCCTGATCTTGTCCGTCCCGGAGACGTTCGAGGAGTTTCTCGCGTCACTCAGCTTAAGGAGAATCTCGGGCTCGCCGTGGCTCTCGAGAAGTACGCCGCTCAGTTCTTCGGATCCGGCACGAATATGGCGGGCGTGATTGAGTTCCCCGGGAACCTCACCGCCGAGCAAGCGAGCGAACTCGCGCGCGGCTTCGACAACAGACACAAAGGTTGGAAGCGCGGACACAAGACCGGAGTCCTCACCGGCGGCGCGACTTTCAAAACTACACAGATCGACCCGGAGAAGTCTCAAGCGATCGAGGCTCGTCGCCTAGCTGTCGAGGACGTCGCTCGAATCTTCAACGTCCCGCCGCACCTTCTCGGTCTTCCCGGAACGAACTCTTACGCGTCGGTCGAACAAAACAATCTCGCGTGGGTCACTCACGGGCTCCGACCTATCATTCAGAAAATCGAGGACGGGTTCTCCCCGCTTCTCGCTCGATCTCCCGGAGGCGGCGACGCTTTCCTCAAGTTCAACATCGACGGACTCCTTCGCGCGGACATTCAATCTCGAATGAGCGCTTACTCGACGGGACTCCAATCCGGTTTCTTGACGATCAACGACGTCCGTCGTCTCGAGGATCTTCCCCCAATGGCGGACGACTCGGCGAACGTTGTCCGGGTCCCGCTCGCGAACGTTGATCTCACCGAGTCTCACGTCAAGGCTCAGCGGGAGCGGGTGCTAATGGCTCAAGCTTTGGTCTACGCGGGATACGATCCGGCGGAAGTCTTGGTCGCTCTGGATCTTCCCGAGATCGCTCACACCGGCCTCCCGTCGTCTCAACTTCAACCAATCAGCCAGATCGACCCGGTCGATCCTGAGAGTGTCTACGAGGTCGAGTAATGGCTATCGTTCACAGACTTGTGACTCTGTCCGACACGACTCCGACGGAGATCGTTGGTCACGACAACCAACCTCACGAAGTCCATCTCCACAATATGACGAAGAGCTCGAACGAATACATATACATTGGGGGATCCGCTGTCGGAACCGGAAACTCGATTCATATCGACCCGGGTGAGTCAATCACTCTCAATCTTGGACCGGAGGATCGCTTGTGGGCGATCAGCGACCCGGACGGTCTCGAGGTTGGAGTCCTCGACATAAGGAAGAACGACTAGTGCCGTACTTTATCACCGACCGCCACCCCGAGTGCGCTAATTGGGCCGTCGTGAAAGAAGACGGCGAACTTGTTGCGTGCCAAGCAACGGAGGACGAAGCAATCGACCAAATGGTCGCCGTCTCGCTGGCCGAAGATCTTGAGCCCGGCGGAACCTACGACGGGGAATCTTTCCGAGCTCTCCCCGGCGAACTTGTCCTCGGCGACTTCGTCTCTTGGGACTCCTCCGGCGGGACAGCTCGAGGACAGATCGAGCACATTATGACGGACGGAGTTCTCGGGATCCCGGACTCTTCTTTCTCGATCAACGCTTCCGAGGACGACCCGGCCGCTCTGATCAGGATATGGAGACCAACGGAGGACGACGGGGAGACGGATTGGAATCCGACGGAGACTCTCGTCGGCCACAGGTTCTCAACGTTGACGAAGATCGACTCTCTCCGATCGGAGATCCGTCAAGTCAATCTCGAGCCTCCCGCGTATATGCGCGCGGCCGCTCGACGCGGGATCGAATACTACGAAGAAGGACTCGGCGGAGACGGTCTCGTCGACCGGACGATCCGCGAAGCTCGCGCTATGGCTCGAGGATCCGTCACCGCTGAGAAGTGGGTCCGGATCGCGGCTTGGATCGCTCGACACTTGGGAGATCTCGACGCTCCGGCCGCCGATCCTAACTCAGAGGAATACCCGTCCGCCGGAGTTGTCGCCCATCTTCTTTGGGGATCCGGGCCGTCAAAAGCTGGCGCAGAGCGCACGCTCCGATACGCTGAGAGTGTCGTCGCTAGACTTGAAGAAGAGAACGAAGGCCGTACGAAGGGTGAAGCCTTGAAGAAAATGGAAACGAGAACACTATCCGTCGACTACGAGATCCGGGAGACGGCGGACGGAATGACTTTCGAGGGGTACGCGGCGATCTTTGACTCGCCAAGCGAGCCACTCCCGTTCACCGAACGTATCGCTCCCGGAGCTTTCGCTCGATCCTTGAAGAGCCGGAACGACGTCAAGCTGATGTGGAACCACGACACCGGGTCGATTCTCGGATCGACTCGCGCGGGAACTCTCAAGCTCGTCGAGGACGGTCGAGGCTTGAAGGTCTCAGCAGAATTACCAAACACGACGCTCGGTCGAGACACCGCGGAGTTACTTCGCCGTGGCGACGTCGACGCTATGAGTTTCGGATTCTCGGTTCCGAAGAACGGGGACTCTTGGTCGGAGGACGGGGCCGAGCGGACTTTGAAGGAGATTAGACTCCACGAAGTCTCCATTGTGGCTTTCCCGGCTTACACGGCGACGGCGGGGACCGCGACCGTTCGAGCTTTGGATCGTCTCGCGCTTCGAGCTAACGTCGACGTGGACGCTTTGGCGGACGCGCTTCTCAAGTTGGAGAACGGGGAGGATATGTCTTCGGCGGATCGCGATCTTCTCTCGAGCGTGTTAGACACTTTGGCTCCCGAGGAGGCCGCGAAGGAGGAGACTCCGGATCTTTCCGTTGATCTCCTCGCTTTGAAGAAGAAGAAGATCGAACTCTTGAAGGGATACCACAATGGCTAGTAGGTCAGAGATCAAGGCGGCAATACTTCGCGCGGCGGGGAATCCGACGTCGGGTCCGATCGCTGAGTGGGCGGACGCTTTCGCGGACGCTGTGGCGAAGTTGGACTCTCCGAAGACTCACCGGAAGATTGAGAAGCGGGTTCTCGGTCCGGCGGAGATCCGGGACGACTCGGACGAATAAGAAGAGCCGGCCCGAAGGCCGGCCCTTCTCAGTCTCGGCAGACTCTTAGTTGGCGAGCTCCACAACCATTTCGTCGAGGGCCTCGTAATCGAGCTCGTCGGAAATCCAATCGACTCCGTCGTGGGTTCGACTGTCCTCGTATCCGAGGAGGCTGATCAACTGGCGATACGACGGGTTCGCGGAGATCTCGGAGTACTTGGCGGCGAACCGATACAAGCTTTCGTCGTTGTTGATCCAAGTGACGACGTTCCACGTCTCTCGGTTCTTCCACCCGTTCATCGGTTGCTCGTCAGCTCGAGAAGAGCGGTCGCTTTCCGGGTCGCGCTCCGAATCTCTCGGACGGTTGCTCGAGACCAATCCTCAATCAACCAAGTCTTCTCGATTAGGTCTTGGAGTTCGAGCGCTTCCTCGACCGAGCAATCGGCCGCTTCGCGAATCATCATTGTGTAAACGTTCATTGTCTCTCCTTGGGTTAGGTTGTTGCTCATAGTCAAAAGTTTAGACCTAAACCGGACGAAGTGGAAGTCTATTCCCAAACCAAAAGACAACGAGTCGGTACAATGGAATCACCGGAACTGTGAGTCATCTCTGCCGGGAGTCGGTTCGGCGTTATCGCGGCCGCGTCCAATCCAAACAACTAAGGAGATCCAACAATGAGTGAGTTTGTGAAAACTCAGGAGGAGCTCCGCGCCAATCTCTTCTCCCAAATGACCGAGGTCATCGAAGGAGCCGAGAAAGAAGGGCGTGGACTTGACTCCGCCGAGCTCGAGAAGCTCGACCGGATCGAAGGCGACGTGCGGAAAGCTGACGAGGCAATCTCTCACGCTCGTAACGTCGAGAGCCGTAAAGCGGAAGCCGCTGAAAGCGCTCGTGACTTCGTTCCAACCGAATCCAACGACGAGAGCGAGATCTTCCGCGCTCTAGCTAACGGAGAAGTCCGTTCGCACGTCTTCAACGCTGAGAAGCGCGCCACTTTGGTCCCCGGAACTAACACCGTCCCGGTGTCGTTCTTGGATCAGGTCTACGGCATTGCTCGTCTCGTCGGGCCTATGCTCGAACTTGCCGACGTGATCAACCGGACCTCCGGCGAATCTCTGCGTATCCCGACCTACACCGCATACTCGACCGCCGCTCAGTACGCGGCCGGCTCCGCTATCTCTGACAGTGAGCCGACCTTCTCGAGCGTGTTACTTCAGCCTTACAAGCAAGCCTTCATCGTGAAGATCGCGAATGAGCTTCTTGATGACGCTGGCTTCGACATTCAGAGTGTCATCGCCGAGCAAGCTGGTAACGCTATCGGGTATCAGGTGAACGACTTGGCGACCGTGGGAACGGGAACCGTCGAGCCCGAGGGAATCGTCGAGGCCGCTGGCTCCGGCGTCACCGCTGGCACGACCAACGCGTTCACCGCCGACGATCTGATCACTCTGGCGTATTCGCTTGATGGTGCGGCTCGTCGTCTCCCCGGAGTTGCGTTTATGTGCAACACCGCGACTCTCGGCTTCATTCGCCGTTTGAAGGACGACAACAACCAATACATTTACAACCCTGTGGTGGGCGGCCCGGACACAATCCTTGGCTTCCCCGTTGTGGAAAACCCTGCAATGGCTGACATTGCTACTGGTGCTAAGTCGGTTGTCTT